GTATGACCATGCTTCAGTCCATTCATCTATCATCTCTAAGTTTGGATCTGTATATGTCATATCATTCTTTGCCATCCAATATGCAAAGTTAATGATACCTACACCTAATGGTCTTCTGTTCATTGTAGACCTCTCAGCAGCAAACACTGGATAGTCTTGATAATCTAACAGTTCATCTAATGCTCTAACTAATAGTTCTGCTGGCTTTCTAAAGTGTGTTGGTTTCTTTATAGCACCCCAGTTAACTGCTGCAAGTGTACACAGAGATATCTCTCCACTTGGATCATCAATATGATCTAGTGGTTTAGTAGGTAGATTGATCTCACAACATAGATTAGATTGTCTAATAGGAGCTAAGTCTGCTTTAAATGATCCATGATCGTTAGCATGGTCAACATTCATTAGATATATCCTACCTGTATCTTTTCTCTCTTGCATGAATGATGAGAATAGTTCTATAGCTGGAACCTTTTTCTTTCTTATAGATGTCTTACGTTCAGCAGCTTCATACAGTTCTCTAAACTTCTCTACATCAGTAAAGAATGTATCCCATAGTTCTGGTACATCACTAGGAGAGAATAATGTTATCTCTTCACCTTTCAATAATCTTTCATAGAATACTTTATTGAACTGTACTCCATAATCCATATGTCTGATTCTGTTATCTTCTGTTCCTTTATTGTTCTTGAGTACAAGTAAGTCTTCTACTTCGTAATGCCATATAGGATAGTACATAGTTGCTGCACCACCTCTTACACCACCTTGTGAACAAGACCTTACAGCTGATTGAAAGTGTTTGTAGAATGGTATAGCTCCTGTATGTGTAGCATGACCACCATTGATACTTGAACCAATAGCTCTGATTGCACCACCACCTATACCAATACCAGCTCTCTTAGATACATACTTGACTATTGATGCTGCTGTTGCATTGATACTATCTAAACTATCACCAGACTCAATCAATACACAAGAACTAAACTGTCTTATAGATGTTCTTACACCAGCCATCACTGGAGTAGGTAATGATATCTCAAACTTACTTACTGAGTCATAGAAGTCTTTTACCCATTTCATTCTAGTCTCTTTTGGATATCTATGGAACAATGTAGCTGCTATCAACATAAGAGCTACTTGAGGTGTCTCAAATACTTTATCACTGTATCTATCTTGTACTAGATACTTTCCTCTGAATTGTTCCATTGCAGCATAAGTGTATTGTTCATCTCTCTTGTGATCAATCCATCTTTCCATTTGTTTCCATTCACCATTCCTATACCATTTCAATAGTAATGGATCGTACATCTTTAACTTGATGTTCTTCTTAACTATGTCTATAAGTTTAGGTGGTTCAAACTGACCATACACTTGCTTACGTAAGTGATATGTAATCAATCTACCAGCTACTAATTGATAGTTTGGTGTTTCTTCAGATATAAGGTCAGCAGCAGACTTAATCATAGTCTCCTGTATCTCTTCTGAAGTAATGTTATCTTGAAAGGATATTTGTGATTTTAGCTCTACTTGTGATGCAGAGACTCCTGTGAGTCCATCACATGCAAAGAATACTACCTTATGAAGTTTCTCTAGGTCGAGCGCTTCTTTACGCCCATCCCTTTTTGTTATAAAGATTTCTGACATTGTTCGCCTTATACATTAATAAATTGTCTGTTTTCTAAATGGATCTGTTCTATTTCCTCTTTTGATTGTCCATGATAAGGAGCTGCATGATGCTCTTCTATCATTAGTTGGTTAATATTCGTTTTAGCAGATACATTCCCCTCTTCACTGTGTTGTTCTACCCAGAACTCACCAAGTATACGACCATACTTACCAACACCATCTTTGAATGTTCTTAGTAAAGGTGTACCTTCTTTTAGTTTAGCTTCTAGGAATGCCTTAGCTGCTTTACCATATTTCTTTTCTTCTAAGTCTCTTGTTCTACTTTCTGGTGTATCTATTCCATACAACCTAACTCTTTCTTTGTGCATCCACACTCCGAAGCCTAAGTCTATGTCGACATCAACTGTGTCTCCATCTACTACTCTTAATATTTTTACTCGATATTCGTACATATTTTCTCCTATTTCTTCCACGCAGTAATGGCTAGTTTAGCCTTGAGTCCTGAATGCGTATTAGTATCTATAATTTGTTTAATGTCTACTGGATCCATACCATTTATTACCATATCATTAACATCTTTCTCTTGTATATGTGAAGGCCAAACACATACTTTATATCCTCTTTCAACAGCCTTCATTAGTTGTCCTACTGTTCCAACATTACGTGGTTCGTTATCTAATATGATAACTGGTTCCATACCTGGTAGATGTTCTTTGATAAGATCAAAATGCATACTTCCAACTGCTATACTGTTAGGTATAAACATACTATCGAACTGTCCTTCTAATACATATACTTGTTCAGATATCTTTACATTCTCTAAACCATATACATATCCAGACTCATCACCCCAGATCATCTTTAGATATCTCTGAGCTGTAGGAAGTATTGATCTTGCAACAGCACCATAACATTTACCTTTCTTGTCTAGTAAAGGTAAAACTATTCTTGGATCATTACCATCAAACTCTTTTGTAAACTTCTCTGGTAACCATTTCTTTGCCCAAGAATATCCATTGTCAGTATAGAATATCTTGTAGTGTAAGTTGCTAGGAATTTTTCTACCAGTAATATATATCTTAGCTGGATGGTTGTGGCTCAACTGTGATATAGTTTTTAGTTCTTTGAATGGTTTCTTACCAATACTTGGAACATAATTACTAGTCACATCTGCACAATCATCTACAGCAGAAGGTAAACTTTGGTGCATATCATTCTTCTCTTTCAACACTTCTAACTTATACTCTTGAGCTAAGTTAGGTGCAAACTCTTTCAGAAAGTTTTCTACTGATCTTGTTGCACTACAGTTATGACAGAAGTATTTGTATTCACCGTTCTTGTGAAGCCAATATCCTCTCTTCTTAAACTTATTCTTCTTACTATCTCCACATATTGGACAACGACAATTGAACGTACCTTTGGACGTTTCTTTGAATCCTTCTAATATATTAGAAAGCAATAGAATATACTTGCGCTGTAACCACTCAGTCATAGGTGGCATTATACTTGATTTAATGTATTAGGTCAACTAATTTATAGGAATATGGAAGCCCATTCCTATCATTGCGGATACAATTGCTGCACCACCCATCACCATCCATTTCCATTGTTGAAGTTTAGCAATGTCTTCTCGGATGTCTTGTGATTCTTTAGTCATTTCGTCTCTAAGTTTACCTATTCTTTGATGAATAGCATCTTGTTGTACAAAATGTCTTTCCATTATATTTTCTGCTGAATCTATTCTAGTCTCATGAACTGCTAGAATCTTTCTTATATCACTGGATACATCAGAAAGTTTATCGATAGCTAAGTCTAACTTATCGACTACCTTAATGATATGTTCTAGTTCATCATTTTGCTTTTTTGCTGGCACTTACTTTTTTCTCCAATTTTTCAATTCTATCCATCAATGCTGGATATGCTTCAAACTCATGTAATTCCTTACATGGATGTGAGTTTTCTTCTACTTTACTTAACCGAGCTTCTATACCAGGATACTTTTCAAAGAACTTTTTCTCCTGCTTAATAAGATCAATTTTGAGGTTCTCTTCTAACCACTTATCAGCTTTCAATAGCCATGGGTTGAGCCAGGCTAATATCCCGGATCCTGCTATTCTAACTAGAACAAATTTTACTATTTGTAATACGAGTGAAAACAAAATAGAACCTCCTTTTTCGTGTACTATTTAGCTTTTTTCGGTCTGCCTCTTTTCTTTGGAGCTGCTTTTTTAACTGTCTTAGTTGTATATGCTTCGTTTACATCAGGAGTGTTTGGATCGTCAGCAACGAATCTTCCTTTTGCATTTTTAGCTCTTACAGTAACAGTTTCGTATCCAAAGAAAGATTTTATGCTATTCCATATAGACATACTAATCTCCTTTTTTCTCTACAGAAACACCTACACCTTTTTCACCACTAGGTAGTGTGACATCTCTGTAATATATTACCACTTCACCAAGTTGTTTGATATACCTTTTTAGTTCTTGCATATCTTCTGCCATAACCTTATAGTCTCCTATAGTTGTGGCAACGAATACAACTTCTCCGTTGTTAAGTTCTTTCATGTCATCTAAGAATCTATCTAAGTATGTATAACCATCTGGCCAATCTGGATTCTCAGTATCTTCTTTAGCACATGCTTTTGGTCTTTTTAACTTCTCTGATCCATCTTCGTTAAACTTCTTTGGATCAAATGATATTGTAGCTTTACAAGGATTAGCAATAACAGCTTCTGATACTACATACCATTCTGGTGCTGTTAGTACTACAGGACGAGGTAAGTCTGGTTGCATTATATCTATTTGTATTGGTTTAGATACAATCTCAACTTGCTTAGTTCCTAATAAGGAACAACTACTTATCGCTATCGCTAGGATTGGTAAGATTATATAATTCTTTAGTGTCATCCTCAATTCCCTCCATTACTTTAATACTTGCTCCATTAAACCTATTCTCTATTAGACC